TGATAATCGCCTAGATTGTTTGAAAGGAACTCAAAATTGCGATTTTAAAGCTGAAATATTGCTGTTCATGCATTCTTTGTATGACATAACTCCAACAGATTTCGCACAAGCTATGCTTAAGCATAAAGCAAGACAGGCCTATGCATACATGCATTTACCTATATACCTTTGTGGCGACGAGTACTCTGAAATAGAGGAAAACGTATTAAGGATCAAAAGATCACACAAAGGCGGAAAACCATACTTATGCATGAGTATGGGCGACAACTCCATTCCATACTTACATTGCGAAGAGAACTGGAAAGCATGGAACACTGTAACTACTATAACATATGGTGGTTTTAAAATAGTGAGAGAAGATGTCGCAGTACATGGGCCCTTACATATTATCAATTTTTGCGTAACGAAAAACTTACCCTGCGAAATATTCAAAACACATCCATTGAGCAAATATGGCACCGATTATTATCTAGTGCCTAGTATTAAAGAACTTTTGCATAATAATTTCGTAGGTGATTTTAAGAAACTTAAGAAACATGTTGTTAAAAGACATATTGTCGACCGCTTACTTAATTATGCCGTGAGGCAGAGTGATGAAGGTTACAAATTCAATGAATTTGCGACAGTTTACAGCGGTTTAGTAAACAACATTAAATTCGGCGCAAAAGAATTATTAGAAGCAACCGTCATGGGTCCCCGCAAGACGCATGATGTTACATTATCACTGTTCATTATCGGCGCTTTAAGGCGCACGGATCGAACAAAAGTCATTTCTGAATGCTTTACTCATATCAAAAAATGGTATAGTAGCACTTGGACTTTAGATTTACGTCATTGGTTCACTAAACATGAGAACGAAATAACAATGGCATATGACGGTGATTTTGAGAAAGCTTCATCTAACACAACAAGGATAAAATGGTTCAACGTTTTTGAATTCGATGACGAACATATTCAACATAATATCGATGTTAAAGTCGATTTTCCTGAATTATTAACAGAAGTCGAAGACGCAGAATATGATCTCGGTGAAACAGATGCTAAAACCAAAAGTGAATTCACTTATTGGATTGCGAATACTGATGGCAAAGCCTCAGCGCAAAAAGACATCACACCTATAATGCCAGCTGGCATTAAGAGCCTAGCAGAACCAACCATTGTTGCGAAATTACCAATAGTTAACAATAAATGCTTTACTATTGAAGGTAACGATTTTGATCAAATAATCGTTAACAATAAGCTAAAAATGACCCATTATGAAGCAAATCCAATGCTTCTTGATTTCGACACACCATATGTTGGTAATCAAGAAGAAACACACGCTCTTAATCAAGTACACATCGCTAAAATCAAGGAAATTAAATATCAGCAGAAAAAGCTTGAAAAATTTTCAAAGAATAACAATATACTTGAGATGGATGAAATTAGCTCTACAACAGTGACATCCACAGTTCCTGATTTAACAGAAGATCTAACCGATCGCGGCAACGAAACTGGCAATGACGTAGACTCAGTATCTGAGTACTCTATTAATTCCGATGATATGCTATTGGATTATAATATTCGAAATGAATTGCTAAAAGAAGCCGAAGAATTGGAACGTAGAAAACACGTAATCGATGAATCCGACGCAGTAGAGAGCAAATCTCTTGACGAAGCACACTTTCATTCACAATTGTTGAAGGAAAACCTCAGTGCGCTGTCAAATCAAACTCTCGAAGAAAGATTGGATAATTCATTTAAATTAAAAGATTTCACACATGAAGAAAATATGTTAACATGGCATCAGAGCGATAGTAGTGTATTTTTAATACACCAAATAGAACGGTCCATTAACAACGAATTCGATTCTAAGAAATTGAATGATCTTCATTACTTGAGAAATATTAAATTGCAACGACTTGACCCAGACATAAGAAATATCTACAAACCAATTCTTGAAGTAGACCCAACATCTTACATGGTTAAATTCAATCAAATCGTTCATAAAAATATATCAAGTGCTATGAAATTAGATATAGAGGAAATTGTTAAAAACAAAACAGAAATTTTCAATGTGCCAATAATACCAAAGAATGTTTTTCGCATTCTCTTTGACAACTGGCTTTCATTGAAAAATAATTCTGGAAAGTCACCATTGATGACTCCTGAATTGTTTTCTAGATGTGCTGAGGTTAGACAGCATTATAAAACAAGACCTCTTGAAGAAAGATTACATTACTCACATATGCCTAGCGTATTTGGTGCAGGTCACTGTGCCATGAACGCGATTTGGCAATGCTTACCAAAACATGATAAACCATCCGTCGGAAAATTCTTACGACGCATTTATTATTATTCAGCATTGTGTAAAATCGATGGCATTGATGAGTACATCGTTAATGGTTGGAAGACGGATAATTCCAATAGCGCCAACCAAGTCATACAACATGCATTTTCAATAATTGCTCAAAGTTATAACGTTAGAATCAGGATTTATGATGAATTCACTCAGAATTTAATCATAATTGAATCCCCTGAAGCTACACAGCCTGAGAATTTAACTATATATTACAAAGACTCTCATTACACAGCCACACCAACCGGTGGTAGTTCATCCACATTAGAGATGATACTTGAAAAATCTGAGATTCTTAAAAACCGTGAGGATATGAAAATAGATAGATTCGTAACAATTCAACCGCAAGGTTATGAGGCAAAGTTAATGACGAAGCATTATAAGACGGATGAATGTGATGAAATTAAGCATTATAAAAGCATACCTAAAGATCTTAAGTTTAACGACAACGTTAAGATGCACCACGCTTGGTGCGATGATCATGCTTTAAAGAATGTTTTCACCACAAAATATGATTGTGTTTATTGGGAAATCGATTACACTTTCAAACATACCGCTTCAATATTGAAATACATACAATTCATGCAGAATGCCAACACTATAAATATTATAGTCAGTAAACGCAATCATCCAGAGATGTGGAGATTATCTTCACTCTTTGAGAAAAGCGAAATTCATGATATAGGCGACAAAGTTGCCCATGTTTTTACTTGTTTTAAGAATAAAATTAATTATGACATTTTAAACAAATGCTATGATTTATATCATCAAGATGAAACTGATCATGAAATTCCTTTCAATCTGAAAAAGACGATTGCTTTCGCTAAAGACCATTTTAAGGATATAAGTTCGGAACAATTACCAAGAGTGTTAAAAGCACTCAAGGATTATGGCGATCATAAATTCCCTATCAAGGCGATAACTGGCTATGCAAGTGCCGGGAAAACAACATCTGCAATGGACAAATATAAAAAAGATAGTATCTGGATAGCTCCTTCCAGAACATTATCTTACAAACACAATGGAGACGGAGCTCAATCTTACACACAACATACAGTATTTTCACATCTAAAAGATCAATATCAAACGATCGTTATAGATGAAATATCACAATTCACAGTTGAATTCGTGAGCATTGTTTATGCTCTTAATCCAAACGCTATCATCGTTTTGGTTGGAGATATTAATCAATGTGACGGAGTCACTAAAGGAACACCCTTAGATGAAGTTGGTATTACGACAAATATGTTGCGTGTGCATGCTGTACCATGGAAGATATGTCAAGCAATGAACGACCGTTTTGGCTTCATGATGCTCGGCGACCCAAAAAATGACGCACCTATTTATGTACTTGATAAAGCCGTTAAACTGGCTGAATTAGTTAAAACTGGTGTACAAATGCTATCTTATAACGACTCTACTAACAAGAAATTAGCACAAATGGGCGCAACTTCTTCCAGCATTGCAACATTCCAAGGATCACGTAAAGAAACTATATGTTTTTATATTGATGATAAAAGCGTTACAACGCAATTAACTAATAGGTCCAAGTTTGTTTATACCGCAATGACGAGAGCCACTAAAAATTTGGTTCTATATGGTAACAGCTCCGTGATTGAACATTTTTTGACAATCAATGGTAGTCCTCTTAGAAATCTTGAGGAATTCAATAATGTATATCATGCAAATGATGTATACGTTGATACCGTTGAAGACGGAGGCTTAGCCTCAGCAATAACATGCCAGCAAGAATCTGCTAATGGTATTGAGAAGATAATTGTTAATGAAACACCTGTTGTGGATACTTTAATCCACGCAATTAAAGCAGTTAACGATTCAGCACCTTTTCAATCCATAAGTAGTACAACTACAGCCGCTATACAACAAGGCGTATTAACTGCGCCGTTAGAAGCATTGCTCCCAGATTATCGCACATTTAAAGCCTACAAATATTTACCTAACATTAAATTATTGCGGGATTATGTGAATACACCAGAGGATTGCAAAAAT